CCTTTAAACCACTTACAATAAGACTTAATTCATTGCTAAATGCTGATAATGTTTGTGCCTTTGCGCCTTCCAATAACGGAAACAATTTATCATCATAATTTCCACTGTTTATCAAATTTTCGGTTCTTTCGACGAAATCTACTAGCGTCCCTGATTTTGGGCCTACATTTAGATATCCCGTTGAATCTACCTGTCCAAGAGTTATTTCTAGCAATGGATATACGGTCTTTTTAAATTCGTCGTATTCTACTAACACCTTATCAACTTGTTGTCTAAAATGTTCTAGTTCTAATCTATCTTTTTTTAGAACCAATCTTTTTATTTCAGGAGAAAACGCAAATAATGCTCCTAAAACAAATGCGGTCCAACAAAAAATAAACGTCATTGTTACTGAAGCGCTCATATGCTTTACTCCTAAACATATATATCCTAGTACTCCAATCACTAAGATTATTGTTTTTGCTAAGTTAATTTTCATATAAATATCACCCAAAAACATAATACAAAAGCCTAGCCATTATAGCTAGACTCTGAATGGGTGATATGTAGTTTAACGTCATTTCGGACAATGACGGCTCATGGATCGAACCATGACATCCCCGCCGAAAGTACAGGGATGACCATGCCGTCTGCCTTTCTGAGCCTAAATCGAAAGACAAGAGAGTGAATTGCGCTACTCTCAACGCAGATACCCGGAATCGAACCGAGATCAGAAGCTCTGCCATTGAGCTATATCTGCTGCCAATATGCGATTGATATGCAATCATACTTTTTGGCTATGCCATTTCTGGCAACGGAAGCAGCAGGATTCGAACCTGCGTAAGTCTATAAAAGGACTTTACCAATTTAGCAAACTGGCGCTTTAAACCGCTCAGCCATGCTTCCACGCTGACGGGATTCGCCCGCCACGTTGTCCTGGCAGGTATATTGTCGTTGATAGAAATTAAAGCCAGGAAATGGATAGGTAAGGGACTCGCACCCTTTTTTGCGCTGCGACATGATGTTGAAACGCAGTACCCACCTGGGACCTTCCAGCCGGTGCGATGACATATCACCGGCTATGCGCTGCTGTGTGTCAGCGCAATACCGCATGACGGAGTCGAACCGCCAGAAATCAAACCGTTTGCGGTGCCTAATTTATGGTTGGGAAAAATAAATCGGTTCCCGCATTAACGGGAAAGCATCATGTGGGAGTCGGACCCACTCGCAGCCACATTTGAAACGCACATTAATCATTCGCTTGTTTGTTCCCACAATACTTGAAAGGAGGTTCCATACGAACATATGGATTGAATTGAACTAATTGTTAGTCTTCATCGTAGTTGTTTCACTGATGTAATATCGTCTTGACATAATTGGCATAAAAGCTGCGTGCCCGGTGATGATGCATAAGCAGACGCCGTAGCGTCCGTGTAACTAATCTAAAAGTTTGGAAGAAAACCTTTGATATGATATTTCTATCACGATACCAGTTTAATCCACTTCTGCTATTGTCGTCGTCTTGTCAAAGTCCGATTTTTTGAACCAGTTTGACTTGATCATCTTCATCAAATCCATATCGACGCTCAAAGCCCTCGAATCGCTCAGCGAACTCACACATGCATCCCCGCTTAATGTACTGATACTGTGATGATGAATAGCAGAGTTTGTCGGCCATCTGCCAGTCTTTTAGGCCTTCGATATAGACGGCTGAGATGATTTGATAAGTCAAAGGCTCACAGTTTTCCAGCGTATCCCTGATGCAGTCGCACATGCGTTGTGCCTGCATCCCACTAATGAGTCTGTCCTCAGCGTGATTGCCATTTGCCCCACCACCACCTGCTAGGCTGAGTGTCGGCGATTTGAGCTGATTGCGATGCAGACCAGCTTGATATAGATACCGATTAATCCCATGCGTCCAGAATCGTCGCACATTAGCAGCGGTCTCCTTGCTGTCGATTCCCAAGCCTAAATCCATTTGCACCACGACACCACTCTCCTCTGCTATAATTGATGGTGTTGATTCATTAGAGGGTCGTGCCATCATGGTGCGGCTCTTTTTTACTGCCATGCTGATTGCCTAAAGAAAGAACAGACTCAGCATGAAGCAGATGAACCTGACTGCGGTGTTGTGGACCGTCATAATCATGACAATCGTAATTGATGCGATAGCTGCGTACTTAAATCCAACCACCAGCGTTCCCAATACCATTTCCTTACGCATATCTATCCTCCCAAAACATGTGCCAACAGTACGATTACAAACGTCCAAAACAGCACGCAGACAACTACTGCAGTACCTAAGCCGTTAAACTTTCCCATGCACTTTTTCCTCGTCTTCCTTATCAAAAATCCAATAGCGATGATGATAATGCTTTTTGGTGACGACCATCATTGATGCTGTCCCGGTAGGCCAGTCGAAATAGCGATCACAGTCAGTCCGAGAATCAAACTCGTATCGTTTGTATGTCTGCATATCAATACAGATCGTTGCTTTCGGATCGTTTACTTTCCTTTTACCGCGTTCTTTCAGCTTTTCGTGCAACATGTTGACTTCCTGACTCAGATACACGTGACGGTTATAAGTACTGTTGCTAATGCCTGCTTGTGTTTTGACCCAGCTGACGTCTCTACCTTTCCTGAGTGCTTCTCTCTGCTTTCTGGCAATTATGCGGTCTCGCGCAAACCATTGTGGTGAGCGAGTATCATGCTCACAGATGGCGTCACTGCCTCGATACAGCTTTATCTGTGCGCAGAACTCATCATAGCGTGCCTGGTCTTCAGGCTTAACCGTGCCATCAAGCAAATCCTTTGTGCGGTACTCAAACATATAGTTGTCCTTGTACCATTTCCAATTGTCGTCTAACGTGCGATATAGTGAGTCTGTCATATTGTCACCTCCTCATTGGCGTGATCTTAACGAAAACATGCGGGTCATCACTGTATCGCTTTCTGGCAACAATATCGGTGATGATGTTGTCATCAGCCCATAGCACGCCTGTGAGCGCATCTAACGTTGACTTGATAAAGTTATCAGTATCCGGTTTAACCGTTGGGAGAGTCTCATTTTTGAGCCTACGCTCGTACTCTGCGTTACTGATCGACTTCTGAATGCGTCGATAGAAGGTCAGCTCAACTTTAATGGCGTCTTTAAAAGGACTTCCGTGATACTCGCGGCTTGCCAGATCATGTAACTGTACCTTGTACGCTTTCACTTTGGCAGGATCATACAAACGAATACCTTTCCCACGATGCACCGCTCTTGGTCGCTGCTGCTCAACCGGTTCAATAGCGAATCGAAACCACATGCTAATCCCGTTCTCGTGCATCAATCAGTCACCTTGAAGCACTTGTTTTCAAGTTTGTCGTATACGTCCATATACATCTCGCCTTTATCACCGTTAAACGTGCACTCAAAATAATGATTGGTAAAGCGTGTAGCTAACAGTGCCTTGTGGTTCTGCAAAGTCTTGGCGTACCATACGACAAACACGTTTTCCGGTTTGCAGGCCGTTTCTTTTCCAACTAGCTGATTAAGATAGTCAGATACGCGCCATTTGCATTTATTGATGAATTCCTGATTAGTCACGGTCAAACACATCCTCTGCTTCTTCGGCCAGTTCCAATGCATCATCCGCAACGTCGTGTAGTCGCATAATGCAGTCGCCGTCGAAGGCAAATTGATCGTCATCGTAGTATTCGACATCCAGTTCGTCCATCTCTTTAAGCAATTGGCTAAGTTTTCCTTGATACTCTTCTTTAGTCATGGTTATTCCCCTTTGTCATGCATAATTCCACGCTTTTCTTCAATCTGGTCGTAGTACAGCCAGTCCCTAAACTCAATCCACGCGTAGATGGCGAGCATTGTCTGCACCAGAGCATCTTCTGCCGTTGCCTTCAACTCCTCACCGACCAGTTCACATCCATATCGCTTGCAGCAGTCCTCAGCCACTTTCCGCCAGTCGTTGGTGTAGCACTGCAATTCGTCAATACAATAGCCGTAGTCCGTGTACATGCCGGTTTCGGCATCCATGTAGTACATGACCCCATCGTTGTTATTGTCGATGAACTCGGTCACGTACTCGATGCTCTGCAGCTTGTCACCGCGATAATACTTGTGCTCTTCAACGGTTAGACTCATGATGTCCTCCTAATCAATCTTGAAAACAGGGATGTTGGGAATCTCCCGATGCTCCGCCTGTCGTCTTCGATCCTGTTTGCGTCTAAAATCGGCTGTTGTATAGATGCCTTGACCGAGATAGTCATCGATCACCTTCTTCAGGTAGCCGTACGTCGTGTTTGGCTTTGCCATACGTGTTTTATCGATGATCATCTGGATAACAGCATCTGACATCCCCTGCTCCTGAGCAGACAGCAGTAGCCGTGTGATTTGATCAGTCATCGCACCCAAGCTGCTTGGCCAGTGGATAAAAGACAGTTTTTCGTTTTTGTCGAGAGGTGCCTTATATACATCTCTCTCTTCTTGTATTTCATTAGTAGATGTTTCTTTAGTAAGGTATTTATTTAGTAGTGTGCGATTTTCCAAGATAGGTTTTTCCAAGATAGGATTATCCAAGATAGGAAAATCGCATTTAGGTTTCTGGACATCAGCAGGGTCATCATGCAGAACCCACACTGGCGCTCCGAACCTGCCTTTCTTATCACGCAATCTTGTCCGCTCAAGGTAGCCGTATTTTGCCAATTCCTCCAATCCACTATCTAGAGAATGGATACCGTCTTTGGCATGCTTGGCTACTTCTTTAGCATAGAAGTCCCAATCATCAGGCATTGACCAGAGATAGTTGAAGATCCCACGTGCTTTCCAAGTCAAACGCTCGTCACGGATGATTGTGTTGCTGGTGGTGGTAAACCCTTTGCTGTACTCCTTTCTGATTCTGACCATCGTTCTCGCCTCCTTATGAGATCTCGATGCTGCTAACCTCTGTAAATCCTGCCAGCTGTTTGCCTTGTCGACAGTACTCGCACTTACCGCAACGCTTAGGCTTTTCCTCGCCCATCAAGACTCGCCAGAAACGGTCTTGGTCAGCCTTGATTTTTTCAAGTGCTGACTGCATCAAAAACTGTCCATCTCCGTCAAAGCTGATCGCGATTTTGTCTGGAATTGGCTGTTTGGACACACCAAAGATATACGGCTGGCAATCAACATCAAACGTCTGTCTGATCAGCTCTTGATAGATTGCTGCCTGCATATGGTAGCCACGATCCTCGACGAAATTGACCTTTTGACGCAGTTCCGGGTTCCAGTGCCCCTTGTGGAAATCATCAACCGTCTTCAAATCGCAGAAGTAGCCACGATCTAGGCAGAGACTATCGATTTTGCCCTTCCATTGGTGGCCAAAGAGTTCGCCGGTGACGATTACCTCTTTATCGCCTGGTGCGTAAACGTAATTGAAGAAATCGTCCTCGCTAAGCGCCTTGATCATCTTGTCAGCGATCTTATATTCGGCTCGCAGATGGCCGTCGGGTTCCTTCTTGTTGGGATTGGTCATCATAGCTTTATGGTTGGCGCTGATAAAGTCCGCGTGCGCTTGTTCCGACTCAAAGTAAGAATGTACGTAGTTTCCAATCAGCAACGCCTTAGGATCACTGGTTGGCTCCCAGTCGCCTTTCAACTTGGCCAGAGTAGCCGCCTCGCACTGCTCAAAATCCTTGAACACTGAGAACGACATATACTGGAAGTCGGTATCATGACTGTAATAGTTACTTTTCGTCAGCTTGATTGTCTTCGATGTAGTCAAAGATGTCGGTTTGGCCATCTGCTTCTTGGTTGCCATCCTGTTCGCTCTCCTTTGCTGGTTCTTGTTCTGACTCTTTTACCGGTTTTTCTTGCTCTTGTTCTGGCTGTTCTTGGGGTTCCTCAGCCGTTTCTTTTTCCTCTTCGTGGTTTTGTTCTTGCTCTTGCTTAAAGCCTTCCACGAGCTTATCTGCGGTTGATTTTGGTGTTTCTGGCGTTACGTCTTTGCGTTCAGAATCGTCCTCGTACTCGTTTGCCGTAACGCTGTTGATTGAGCCGGTCAGCAGGTCGCTATCGTCGCTCGTATTGATGACCATCTTGGCAGCCCGATTGATAACCGTCCGCTTAGCCATCTCCTCAGGGAACTTATTCTGAACGTTGTGCTGACGTGACTGTGACCAACTGGCTTGGATCTGTTTCTGTGTCATAACCGTGTAGTTAACACGACCGTCAGTCATCTGGATGAACGCAAAAACCGCTTTGATCGGCTTGTCCAGGTTCTCGAACTTAGGCACGAACTTGGTGACCTTAATCCGGCCAAGCTCGTCAGCGCCAATCACGAACTCGTCGCCCTGATGAACTACTTGAGCATCAATATCCTTAACCCCTTTCAGCCGTTTGAGTGCCGTGATAGTGCCAAAGTAAGACCGTTGCATCTGTAGCTGATTGCCATAGACGATGAAATAGCACTGATTCTTAGCTGGGCTAAGCCCTTGCTCGACCATATCCAGCAAAGAGTTAGCGATTGAGGCGGGAACACACTGCAAAGCCGGCCGACCGTCACGTCCTTTGACGTTTTGGAGCGTAAAGAAAGCCGATTTTAAAGCGTTCTGCCATTTGTAGTTTGCCGGCAATGCCAGCCCTTCGTCCGTCAACTGATCGATTTTTTTCGATACTGTGTCTGTAATGTCCTTCTGCAGGATCGCCATTTGATTAGCCATTGTTTTGTTCCTCTCGTTTCTTGATTGTCTTTAGTGCATCAATCAGTGGTTCCTGTGCTCGTTCTAGCCGACTGATTGCTAAATCTAAATCAACAACTGCCACGTGGTCTCCTACGCCGTTATTGCCGGTGGCAAACGCATCTTCAATCGATTCGATTGCTTTACCGATATGTCTAAGCCCTGCGTCTACCAATGCTTTCTCGTTTGGTGATAAAGCCATATGTTATAATCTCCCTGTAAAGTTTTTTGTTTATGGCGTTACTGGTGGCGGCCAGTAACGTTTTTTTGTTGCAACATAGCCATCGTTTCTGTGCCGAACAGTTTAACGGCCAGACTAGAGTTAACAAATGGCTTCCAGAATGCCTCTGTGAGCACCAAAACGCTCAATGCAAATGCAGTAGTCAAGAATCCGTCTGCCCAGCACCAGATAGCTAGGTAGGCCAGTACGAACCAGTTAATTCGGGTAACGTTGTTCATATCGTTTCACCTCATTCTCTAATTTCGTAATGCGATTAGCTAAGATGCTGTGGTCCACTAGCAGCAAAGCTACCAGTAGGATCCCAAAAATCGGTCCGAATAAATCCATGTTGTTCCTCCTAATACTTCTGATATGCGACTAAGCGAGGGTCTTGCTTCTTATCGTGCTTCTTCTTTGCCAACCAGGTCATAAAGCGTTGATACTCTTGAATATCAACGCGACCATCTGGTAGGAAAACACGCCATCCGTCTGGATAGTCAGTGGCTTCCCGCCGCCTTCGCTGATACGTTGACTCAGACATTGGCTGACCATTGCTGTCATGCCATTCAGACATGAACTCTGCTTTGTTCAGCTGATACCGATACGGGCTCATTCCTACATCTCCTTTCTGCTACAATTGACTCATCTCCTGATGAAAGGAGGTGACAAAATGCCAAAGCAAATTTGGGTCAGCCCTCGTTCAAACGGTTGGGCTGTTAAGAGTTCCGGAAGTTCTCGTGCTTCTAAAATCTACAGCACCAAATCAGAAGCTATTAAAGCAGGTCGTCAACAAGCTATTAATAATCATGCTGAGTTGGTTAGTCAGAAGCGAAACGGTCAGATTAACTTAAAGAACTCGTATGGTAATGACCCAATGCCTCCTAAAGATAAGGACTAATCCTTATAAACCGGCATAAACCGCACCCTGAGGCCTTCTACGGTTTCGCAGTCGTCATCTGTGATCACCGCCAAGGTCTTGGGGCTTTTTTCGTCTGTCTCAACAATGATCCGTGCATACTCGCACATTGGTTTTTGGCACTTGTCTGTTGCCTTCTCAAATTCTTCAACGGTTCTCATACCCTATGCTCCTTTTTTTCAGCTGTATACTTAATTCATCTCCTAACGAGAGGAGGTGAATTAAATGTTCCGAATTAGCGTCCACTTTCGGCCTGTCAGTGATACAAACGAATTTGAGCTAGGCAATGTATTTGCGTTGCTAGTTGATGGCGTACAAATACAGCCAAAAGATTTGAAATTGAGTGAAGCCAAAACCATCACTTTTAACTACCACCGTCTTACATTTGGGGACAATCCTAAGAAACAATTAGGGACAGTTGTCTTTAATGCAGATGACATCGTTTATATCGACATGACCCAAGATGATTAATTTTTAAGCCATTGCATAAGCTTGATTAAGAGTGCCTTCTTAATCAGGCTTTTTGCTTTTACAGCCTTAATCAGCAACTCATTTTCGAGCTGTGATTTAAGCCTTTGACGATCAGATGAATCCATGCCCTATGCTCCCTCCTTTACCAATGAGTCTGATAGTGTTCAAGTAACAAACCGGCAAGTTGACGTTCATTAATCTTTGAACTATTCCGCAATCTGCTAGTGATGATAATCATTGCAGCCTTATCACGACTATTTTCGAGACTAATCAACTGTTGCAGCAGTCGATTAGTCTTTTTTTGTTCCTTAATCAGCTTTTTACTTAGCCCCATCTTTGCCCTCCTACAGTCCTAATTAGTATCGATAGTGGTATCAATCATCACCACAATCCTAGCTTTGCTAATACGAGGAGTGTTGCGGCAGAAGCTAAGCAGCTAACCACGATTGTCACAAAGCATTCTAGAAACTCTTCTGATTTCCAGAAGGGCTTTTTTTGTTTCTTCATAGCTATGCTCCTTTCTTTTCGTCTGCGGTTTCGATTAGTGGAAGGATGCCATGCCGTTTGAGCAGTTCATACAGCCCAAGCCGTCCTTTGAAATCAAATAATTGCTGCATTTGATTACCTCCTTAAATGCTTTGCTATAATCACCTAGAAAGGTGGTGATATTATGAAATTAAATTCAGATTGTGTGCGTGACATTTTGATTGCTATTGAAGATTCAACTAATTTTCAAGAAGCGATTAACAACAATCAGCTAGAAACATTAGATGTCCTCAATCCTTATACAAGCGAAGAAATCTTATATCATCTTAGGCAGCTATCATGGGCTGGATTAATACAAGATTTTGATTGCTATGCCGATGGTGGATATTCGATTCTTGATCTTTCTCCCAAAGGACACGAATTTCTGAATAACATTCGCTCTGATGAGAATTGGAATCGTACCAAAAACTTAGCAAGTAAAGTTGGTTCTCACTCCTTATCAGCTTTACAGCAAATCGCATCTGGTGTTATATCCGCCACAATCAATCATTATTTGGGTTATTAAGTCGCAAGTCTGTTTTGAAAGTGATTCGCACAGTAGAAAGTGGTGAATCACTTTCTGTTATGGTTTCAATGTTTTTTACCATTTTCACTTCTTTACCATTCAAGTAAAGTTTTCGTCCGTTAATAATGAGATTATTTGTATCTTCTTGTTTCATTAATTGCCTCCTATAGTCATAGTCCTAAATCGTCGTCTTGAATCTCCAATGCGTTGTCCTGGAACACCTTGAGCGCTTCAGGAAAGTATCGCCAAGCTCCATCGTGATCACGGTAGCTCATGCCAGTATCACGCTTGACACCAAGCTTGTTGGCCCATTTGCCAATTGCAATCGGTGACACGCCAATCATGTTGCCAATCTCGGTCGCTGAGTATTCCCGCCGTGCACCGACCGGCAACGCTGACATGGCACGGATCGCTTCATTGCGGAAGTCTGCGGCCATACGTGGTCGTTGGTAATCGTCAGCAACTTTGCCAAGCTCCAGATACAGCTTGACGTCTTGATTGCGCAGCTCGTGTGCCTTGTTGACGTTCTGCTTACGCATTTCAATCAGCCATTCTCGCTTGTACGCAAGCTTTTCATGCTCAAGGCCGTTATCAATAGCTGCTACTTTGCCGTTATGTTCAGCTTCGTACTCGTTGAACAGGCTGACATACGTTGCGGTGAAGATCGTGCCTTTGCGACCGGTCAACTTGTTGGCAATGAACTCGCATCCCTGTTTAGTCAGCAGGTAGCAAGGAAGTTCTTTATTTTGAGCTGAGATATAGCTTGATTCGATAAAGAATTTAGGAGAGTCCAATTTTGGACTGTCCTCCATATCATTGATATATCCGCGAATGTCACGCATCAGATGGCGATGAGTTTTACCGATCATCCTTGCAACGTCACGACTATCGATGACTTGCTGTTTGGACCCGTCAACATAGCGGATCACTGTGTCAGTATTTACGTTTTGCATTGCCATTCTCCTTTACTTTTTAAATTAGTTATAAAACTTATTTTTGAAGCTTTTAACTAATTAGAATAGTTGAAAGCTTCAAAAAAAATGTCCTCTTTCGGGACACCAAAATAATCTTCTACTTTCTGCATCATTGCTGGTCTTGGTGTTGCATTACCAGTTTCCCACGACGATATAACCTTCTGGTTAGTGCCTAGCGCATCAGCTAATTCTTGCTGGGTAATGCCTCGACTAGTTCGCAGCTCTTTTAATTTTGTCAACTTATCATCCCCTAGCGAACGCAGAGCCATACGATTACTCCTACTACGACAGCAACCGGGATTAGCCCGATATTGCCATCAAACGTGTGGCTAACTTCATCGCCATGCTGTTCCTTTGTGTGGCTGAGTGAGCCAATTAAAATCTTTTTCCAGTCCATAATAATTTCGATCTGTGGTAAACTATACACCAAAGAGGAGGAGGCTAAGCCTCACTCTTTGGTTTTATATTAGATCAGCTTCATGCTGACCTTAACTTCAATCTTGATCAGATAGGGAAAGCCAAGCTTGAAGTTAATTCGCACTTCCGTAATTCGGAGGTGCTTTTTTTGTTTACTCACAAATCCTATGCTCCTTTCTTGTTAAGGTCTTGATCAACCTTACAAGTATTATATTATACTAATATAATTGGTATTGCAACATATTTTTCTATTTTTGTT